CCACTTGGCATACCGTTATAACCTATACTAATAATACGGTTGTCTTTTACAATAATGCAACCTACTTGCAATCTTACGGCACTACTAAGAGTTGCATACTGATGTGCAACTGCCATATGTGCTTTTACATATTTTTGTTTCATTTATAAGCCTTGTTGGAAAGTTGTCGGAGGAATTGTGTTCTGCTGTTAAATAGGTAAATCTATACGACCCGACCAAAAGTAATAGTAATCGAAATTACTACAGGATAGAGCACGGTGTGCCCTCCGACATGTTATTTATCTATTTGTTAAATCTGAGATTAGTTTATAGTCCTTAAATGCTTGATGAGCTGCCGGGTTATCTTCACCTGGAGGTATTATACATTCCATCCAAGTAAAAGGTGCTGGTTTCTTCATTTGAGTACTTCCAACCCACTGTGCTGGTTGATGTATTTTTCCATCAAACCAAAGCTCATCTATTATGTTGTAAATTGTATCTCTATCTAAATCGTGCCATAATGGTGTTAGTAAATTAATTAATGTTGGTTGCGAATGTACTTGCCATATCTTATCAAAACTTTTACTGTTCTCAAAGTTAAGATGTGTTCTTGTTATAATGCATAATACATCATCAGTAATAACTTTACCGTCTGCTATATCTCGTACACAACGACTTAAACTAAAACCTATTAACATATATCTGCCCAATTAAATCCACGTTGTTTATTCATAATAGATGTGTAATTAGCAAAACTTTTTGCATTCCACGGGTCTTGCATTTCAATAGTAACAGGTGCAGTTAATTCTTCAATTACCCTTCGTAACTTTGTGTTGCCAACATTTGAATAGTGTAGCCACGATTCATTTGCAAATATAAAATTTACACTAATGCCTTTGTTTTTATAATGTTGATACATTGTTTCTAATTGTGCAATGTTATATGCAGTAATAGTAAATTGTACACTAATTCTTAAACCGTTATCAATACACTTGTCAATGTTTTGTTCTAGTTTGTCCCAACTGTATCCACGTATCCATTCATACACTTTTCCAATGCCATCACAACTTGTAATAATATTCATCTTGTTGTATGTTTTTAACATGTCTAACTTTTGCTCATTTAACATTGTTAAGTTAGTAACCATATTAACGTTTGCAGTACTATTATATTTTTTAAATCTTTCAAGAAAGTATAATGACTTTTTATCGTATAAAGGTTCACCGCCTTTAATAATTACACGTTCTAAGTCACCTGATGCTTCAAGTAATGCATCAATATGTTCGTAACTTAGTGTGTTGGATTTTGGAGTTGTATCATTTCCTGTTATTTCACTAACTTCTTTAATTTTTCCATGTGTACTTGCCCATTTACTACTATAAGCACTACAACACATAACACAATCTAAATTACAAGTATTACCAAAACTAATATCAAGTAATCTTAACTTTACTTCATCTGTTTGATCTTGTATAGGATTGTTAAAACTACGTTTACGAAGACTTATGTGATTGCTTTGTTCACTATACTTGCAAGTATCACACCATACACTATCTAATATGTTTTTATTGTTGTTAAACTGCCTTACTTCAGTAAATGCAGGGTCTTTATAAAATTGTTCAAAACTTGTAAATGGTTTTAAGTTTTCACCGTTTATTGCACAACAAGGACTTGTATCACCATGTGGTAATATACATAAACCTTTATTAGCATAGGTGCAAGTTGACATTACTGTTCTTCAGTACCATCAACTGTGTTGTACTCGTCAAACTTTGCTTCTAGTTGTAAGTTGCCATCAACTATTTTAAAAATGTCACAAGGTGCATTACTTTTAATTCTTACACGACCACCTGAAATAGTATTTCCATTTTTAAATGCTTTTGCGTCATTGGCACTTCTACTGTATTCAAGTAATCCATCATCATTTTCTACCATACCAAAATGTAAATTAGTAACCATGTCTGCATTAACAATTTCAATAGCATCGTTTTTGATTAACAAACCAAAGTAGTTATTGCCAAACTGAGGATGAGGTTCTTTTCTGTAGAACACATCTACTGGATGATCAGTAGTAACCAAGTCAGTTGTACAAACATAATTTATGTCTACACCTTCTGTATTTTTATAAGTTTCAATTACTGTATCAACTTGTGTTAATGTTGTATGTTTAATTTCCATTACATATATCCTAATGCCCAATTTTCTGCGGCGCTCTCGGCATAACTTGCACTATGATAGTTATCACCTGTTTTCATTACTCTAGTTTCAATCAACTCGCCATCTTCGTACATATCTACTGCATAGTACTCATTATTTACGAAAACAACATCTGCTTGCCTGCGTCCATCTTCGTCGTCATAGTGTGTTGATATTTTTATTTTACTTTGTAAAGACATATACTCCCTCCCATTTTGAATGTTGCTCTAGTCTATTATTGCCAACACCGGGTCTAGTGTTAAGCATCATTTTAATTATTCCATCAAATTTGAAACCTTGTTTTTCTGCCGTCTGTATCCACCTGTCGCATACTTCGACGGGTTCTTTTTGCCCGTAAGTCTTATAGTCTGCAATGTTTGTGGCAAAGATTCCGTCATCTTCAAGGCCCCTGTAAATATTACCCATAGTCGGTGCAACATAGCCTTCAAACCATTCGTCCAGTGTTTTATACTGAACCATACATTGTGTTTCTTCGTCACTGTACTTCTCCAAGTTAAAATAAGGAGGTGAACTAAATGCTAAGTCCATTCCTTCTGGTTGGTACTGTTCGCTTACACTCTGTATTATAGTGCCTTTGGTACCAATTGCTTCTTGTATAACTGTATTTAAATAATTTAAATACTTAACGGTATCTGTATTAGGATCGACACAAGTATAATTAAATCTCATATTACTGCTTGTTATTCCTAATAATCTACCACCATAACCAGCACTATAATCATATACATTACCAAACATAACAGGACATAAATGCTCAGCAATAGCTCTTGCATTTTGTGCCTTAAAGTTTTGTATGTTTTCTCCTGTAACTAACTCTAGTGCAGTTCTAAGTAAGTTAGGATATACTAACTTATCACCTTGTCTAAATTCAAAACAAATCCTTATTGCTCGCTTTAGTTTTTTATCATCAAAGAATCTATCTTTTAAACTATTACTACCTCTGCCTTTTGGCTCAGCAGTCATCATATTTGGAAATACAAATCTATTTATTCTTTGCCCTTGGTTATTCCCAAGACCGAGAACATCTCCCTTGACTCCGTTGTATCCGGTAGAACGAAATCCGTGGACCGCTTCGAGTAAGCCTCTTTCCGTGTAGTATATGATAGGTACGATAGCCCTATTGCGGTAAAGAGTAAAAACGTTGTCAATAGTGCCTTGTGGGTCGGCATCGTAAACCTCCTTAGTGTACTTGTCAAATTGAGGATACAGGTCTTCGTAACCTGTAAATTCATCTGCAAATACATATTCAGGCTTTATATCCCAAGCATCGTGTAATGTTTGTATATTCATTTAGCCCTTTGTGACTAGATTACCATCTTTATCAAAAGATATAGCACCTTCTTGCTCTAGCATATCTAACATTAAAAGTCCGGCTTTACTGGCACCAGATTGATGTCCAAGTAAGTATCCGCAAAAACCAACGATTGATGCAAGTACTACTGCAACATAAGGAGCATTGTTTGTAATTATATCCATAAGGTAATCCTCTAATTGTTTATATACTTAATATAGCATTATTTAATATATTTGTCAACTGGAAAGATAAATATGTAGTAGGTAAGAGCTATTCCTACATTTTGCAAAATAAAAATCGATTTCCTAAGGAGAATTTAATGGCAAATCAAACAATAACAATCTCTAAAAGCGGTGCTGGTTGGACGACTGCAACTCAGGCAAACACTGCCGTAGAAGCGGCAATTAGTGCTGAGAATAAAGCATGGTACACAAGTGCAAAAGACGGCGGAGACTTAACTAGTTTCTCAATCACATTAGCGGATAGTGATACATTAGTATACACACGTGAGTGGTCAGACGCGGGTTGGGCAAGTTTGTCTGCTCGTAAAGATGACGCAGAAGCAACAAAGACTGCATTAGAGACTGCTGGTTTTTCAGTAACTTTAATCCAGCCTGATTACGTTTAAAACGTAACTGCAATTAATTTAAGCGGCTCTATTTACTAGAGTCGCTTTTTTTGTCTCTGCTAGTTGCTTACTTGCAAGATTCTTGCACTTTGCTTCTACCATAATATCAAACTTATCATTGAACTGTATAGCCCAATCATTACATGCATCATTCCACATGTAGTCACTATGGGCACGAAGTTTTTGTTTCTTGTAACCAGTTTCAAGTAGTGTTTCCATATCAGGCTTTACGTTAGTAGGATGATCAACTAAGTAATCAATTCTGCACTGACTGTAGTGCATTGCTGGACGTACTCCACGCCACGAATCAATTATGCGAGAACATCTATCGTCGGTGGGTTCAATATACTCTCCTGAATTGACCCAGTGATGGTGTATGTCAAGCACAAGTGGTACGTCTTTGGCAAGTTCGAGCGACGCCTCAATACCCCATTTGTTTTCGTCATTTTCAATTGTGATAGTATTTCTCGCCTCCGGAGATAATCTTGGCAAGACAGCTCTGACACCGGCTGGACCCTGACGACCGGAGATATGGACGTTGCACTTAAAGTCCTGGAATTTGCGGCCGAAGCCCATCCATCGGATAATGTCAGCATGATATTCAAACTCCTCTATACTACGTTCTACTATGTCTGGATTGTCACTTGCAAGGACACAAAATTGTCCAGGGTGCATACTTACTCGTACATCTAACTTTCTAGCAATTTCACCTGCTCGTGCATAGCCTTTTGCACATACTTCTCTCACATCTGGCTTTTGCCAAAAGTATCTAAAGTCAGGTTGTGTGTACATAGGCAACTGATTACTACCTAAACGTACCATACGTAGATGTTCTGGCTGGTTACCTACCCATTCAATCAAGTTGTACATACTAATGATATTATGTTCCATAATATCCCACATCTTTTGCTCAGCAACTTCAGTAGTTTGACGTTTAAGCCAAGCCACAGTAGTCATTGCTTCTGTATACTTGTATTGTATTTCTTTTAGTATTTTAGGCTTTTGTGTTTGATCAGGATGCATATACTTACATGCAAAGCCAACTCTTTTTACATCTTGCTTGAACATTTGTAACCTTTGTATAACTGTAATTGTTATTAATGTAGCACATATATTAAGTTATGTCAAGAGCATATTTGTAGTATTATCGTAAGTATCATAAGAAACATTAGGTTCAGTGTTTAATGCTGTTGAATTTGTATCAGTATCTTGTATAAAAATAAACTGTGTATCATTGTAGTGTTGGACTATTTTTAACACTTGTTGTAAGTGTGGAGCATAATCTATCTTGTTTTCATGCCAATAATTATCGCTATCTTGGTATATATTTTCACCACCAAAATCCATTCCAAAGCATATAACAATATCATGACGTTCAGCCGCTAATAATACTGTGTAAGATCCTGTTTTCCACATATTTTGCATTTCGTTTGTATGTGTTGGAATTATTGGTATATTTGGCACTAGTTCAAGTTTAGGATTTTTTGTTAATGATACTAAAGCATTATTAGTGTGCAGATATAAACGTCCTTCAAGGTTCCAGTTTAACAGTTCAGTTAAATGTGTACGTTTTATACTTACTATATTGTCTGGAAAAAAGTCTCTATATATAGCGTTCATACCATATGTAGTGCCAGCATGACTTAACTGTCTTAAATCAAAGTCTTGTCTAGATATACCATTGCCGATTACAAAACCAATGTTTTTCATGTAATTATGCCAAAGTTACACCATTGAGCTCCGCCAATACAAACCCAACCAATAGGTTGTCCTTGTTGTGGGTTGGAGTTCCAGCAGATGTCTCCTAATTGTCCTGCATATCCTGGTGACATAGCAGAAGTTGTAAATGTTTTACCATTTAATACTGGTTTCTCAATTACAGTAGTACCATCCGCTTTTAATGTAGCATTGTTATTTGTTCCGCTTTTTAATACTATATCTTGATTACGTTCAGTACCAATTACTGCGGTATCTTTTTGTAGTTTACCAACTGTTAAACATACTTCTTGATCCCAAAGTGTTAGTGCATGTGTAGGTTCATCTGTGTTAATACCTACTCTACCTGTTGGACTTACATAAAGACTATCGCCTAATAATACTTCACCTTCAACTTGTAACTCTTTTAAATTACCAATACGTCTAAGATTACTTTCAATTATACTAGGTCCAAGTGTATTTTCACTTAGTACTGTTTTTCCGTTAATGGTGTAAGATTGTTTATCATTTAATTGTTCTTGTAAACTGCCTAAACTATCAGCAGTTAATTTTCCAATAATGTTAACATCACCTTTAAATGTTGCATTATTAAATTCAGCATTATCTGTAACTGTTAGGTGTTCAACTTCAACGTTTATTGCACCAACATGATTTGTTGTTAAATTATTATGTACTACAACGCCTCTTTCATCAATAGTTAACTCAATGTTTTCTGCATTGTCAGTAAATCCAGTACTTGTTATGTTAGTAAAATTACCTTTAACCATATCAGTACTGAAACTAAAACCGTCCCAATCAATACTTGAGTTTTTAATACCTTTATCAGGTATATCAAGTTTAGTAAGTAAGTCTGTAACTGTTGCTTGGGCTTGTTGTTGTACAGTTTGTTGTACGTTAAATTTTGCTAGTTCTTTATTGACTTGTGCTTCGACTGTTTCAGTAACAAACTTACTGAGAGCCGTGAATAACTCTGCTGACATATACGCCTCGTTGATTTATATTATTTCTTTGCTACTGCTATGTATTCATAACTTCTGCTAAACAAGTTTTTGTAAAATTGTGTTTGACTAATTTTAAAACTTGAACAACCTAAGTCATGTATATACTTTGCAAGTTGCTTAAAGTATAGTGTTCTTTTTTCTTCTTTTGTAAATGACTTCATATCGCCATTACTTAATTGATACATAATTTCTGTAAAACGTTGTTTATCTTGTGTATTCCATTCTCTATGACATACAAATACATGGCTATCAGTTTTACTATTAATAACCATAGGTGGATCGATTAAACGATCAATACTCTTGATGTTTTTAAAATCTTTAACAGTTGTTACTAACACAGTATTTGTTAATCCGTGTGCTAGTGCAATCGCATCTTTTTGTTGTTGTTCTGTAGCAAAACGTGTAAAGTAACTGTCTAAGGCAAGTACAATATCAAATTGCCCTTCAGGTTTAATTTCGCCTGCCGTATAACAATTAATATGTTGCAAGTCTTCGTGTTGTTTTGCAAACTCTACTTCTTGATCATCATAACATACCATGTTGTATTGAAAGTTTGGATAATCTTTACACAGTTTCCATAGTATAGGATTAAATCCCATAACACAACAACTCATGTACGATCCAGACTCGACTTCCATTACATTAGTAATAATGTCTGCCTTTAACTCAACCAACTTAATAAACTTTTCTTTGTCCTGCTGATACAATTCGTCAACAGCATAAAACCACGGCTTTAATTTCATTATATAGGATTCCCAACTTTCCAATTAATGTATATTTATATTTATGAAGAAACTGTTTTACGATTATTTAATTTGTTAATTACTTTAGGGTGCGGCGTTTTATCATTATAAATATCACCTGCCATTGCTTGTATTTGTTCAACTAAGTTATTAACTTTGTCAAAGTCGTATATACCGTCTGCTCTTCCATATTTTTCTCTGTGACAAAGAACTGCTAACCCGTGCATAGCACTTACCTTATCCATCATTTGTTGTATTGTATGTATCATTGATCTTTCCTTACATAATTATACAAGTCCTCATATATAGGACTTAGGTTAAAAATATTAGTATGTCTTATTATATCATACTTTTGACTAAAAGTAAAGAAGTTTCTTAATTGATTTTGCCAGTCATCTGGTGTAGGCTTATTTGTTAGTTGAAATACTGATGTTTTAAATTTACTATCAGGTAACTTATCAGCACTTTCTAAAATAATGTCTTTATACTTTTGCGGAAGTAAATGGACTGCTTGGTTATTTCTAAAACTAATTGCAAGATTATATCCAATATTATTATCATCTAGCAAATTAATTAGTTCATCATGCCAATGATTAATTGTAAAACAGTTCCACAAACTATAAACTATGTTTGCTGAATAATGACATTGTTTTCTAATACGTCTATTAGGTATTGCTTCTCTCATTGCTACAAAATTTAGTAAGCATTTTCTAACTGTGCTCCAGTTGGCTGGTGTTCTAATGTATTCATAAGTTTTGCCTGCACCATCTAAACTAAAACTAACATTATAATTTTTAAAATGTGTGTGATAGTCCATCCATTTACGATTGGTATTTGTTGCATTTGTAGTATAACGAAGTCTTAAATTTTTAGCATAATCGTTATCAATTGCCCAATCTAATAAGTTATGTACACTTTCATCAATACTTGGTTCACCACCAAATATTTTTAATTCTTCTAACTTACTAAACAATTCATGATTAGCAACACTTTCATTAATTTCCTTACTTTCATAAGCATCACTTAGTTCAAGCATTGTAGGAGACATAACAGGATGTGAAAAGTGTTCTTGTAACTCCGGGTGTTTTTTCATTTCTGAATATAACTGCGAGCTCTCTGCCGGATTACACATTCTACATTTTAGATTACATAAGTTACTAGCACGATAATCTATTGTTCTTATTTCAGGTGTTGCTTCTCTTAACTGTCTTGGCGAAGTAACGTTTGCTCTTTTATTTTCAGTATCTCTATAACTTTTTAGGCCTTGCTCTTGTCTTGTTTTGCATCTAATACAACCGTCTGGCCATTTTCCCACTAACGACATTTCTCTGTACTTTATCATGTCAGGGTGATTTATAAGATCTTCAGGTTTAGCATCCTTGCCATATGTTATGCTTGGCCCTTCCCAATTACAACAAGGTTTCATACTTGCTATTGGAAACTCTTTATAAAATACGTTCCACCAAAGTGCAGAACAAAAAGATGTGGTGCTCAATATATAAATCCTTTAATGGAGCGGGCGAAGAGATTCGAACTCTCGACATTCTCGTTGGCAACGAGATGCTCTACCACTGAGCTACGCCCGCTTATCAAGTATTTATAAATTGGCGGACAGTGTAGGATTCGAACCCACGGTAGTATTGCTACTACAAGGGATTAGTAATCCCCCGCTTTAAGCCGCTCAGCCAACTGTCCGTTTATGTGTTATCCTGAATAAACTTTGCTAAATCTTCTACACCGGTGTAAGTGTTAGTAAAGTCGTCTGGTATACTTAATTCAAACTTTGCTTCTAGTGCCATAATAATTTCAACTCTGTGTAAACTATCACCGCCTAAATCATCAATACTACTATCTAATGATACTTCACTAGAATCTATTTTAATAACTTTTGCTACTATTTCACAAAGTTCTCTGTAGTCTGATTCGTTCATCTTATAACTCTAATAATATCTTCCATTGGAGGTCTTGGATAGACTTTTTCTACCATTGCTGGAGGAAAAGGAATTTTCTTGTCTTTTCCTATACGTGGATCGTAATATTCATGATGTGTATCAATGTCTTTACCGTATCCTACACCCATAATAAATCTAAAGTCCATACCACGTTCATCGTCATCTACTTGAAATAATTCTTCTGCATACTTGTAGTCTCTACAAATATTTTGACACATGCCTGTTTGTATTCCTCTATTAGCCATTGCTAACATAATGAATGCACTTGCAATTCCAATTTCAATGTTTTCGTTTTGTGTTTGTCCGGCACTTAAAAACTTTGCTTCATCTTCTGTGATTTTATCTGATGCACCAGTACGTCTTTGATTTGTACCAAGTCCGTTTAACTCACCACGTTTTGAATCATGTTCATAACGTTTTTCTAAATCACTAACCCATCTTGCATTAAATCCAATTAACCACGGAGCAAGTACTTGTGGGTTTCCTCTATCTTCTTCAAGTGTATGACTAGCATTACGTTGACATATAGTCATTACTTTTTTACGAATTTCATCATTGTCGTTTTTAAGTAAACGTATTTGATATGAAAACATTAAGTTCTTACTAGGTACATGCTGATAAACTTCGTTTAACACGTCTAGTAATAATTCTTCACTTGGTACTCTATCTTGGTCCCAAGCAAAAGTTGTGTGTCTATCTTGTAGTACATTTGTAAATTCGGCCATCTGACATTCCTTATATATAATGTACTTATCAAAAATTGGTGGAGGATGACGGGTTCGAACCGACGACCTATGCCTTGCAAAGGCATCGCTCTCCCAACTGAGCTAATCCCCCAATAATGGTGCCGGCACCAAGATTTGAACTCGGGACCTATGGTTTACAAAACCATTGCTCTACCAACTGAGCTATACCGGCATGTTTCAGTATATTTAATACACTAAGTTAAGTTACCCTACTTTTCTGACTCATTGTCATTAATAGGTGTTGCTGGCAAGTTTTGAAACACGCCACCTTCCAATGCATTGTCAGGCCATTCGTCTGCATGTTTGTCCCTAAGTGCATATAACTTTTTCATTGCTTCTTTGTCAATTGTACTTACTGCTAGTGTCTTACTTGTCGTAAGTTCTCTACTAACGTTCCAATCCCTATAAAAGTCCTTGAGTGACTCTTTCTTATCTATGGCATCTCTATCGCCATTTTTAATATCAGTGTCGTATTTTTCTACTAACTTTTCTACTAGTGTATCAGTTAATTTCATTATGCAATCCTAAATCTATTACCAAAAATATTACTGCTGAATGCATTATGATCAACTACACTATAATCTGTTATTACTGCTGGTAGTTGCTTTGACATATACATGTATATAAAACTACAAGCCACACATGCATTAATATAATGCCATGCTGATAAACTTCTATTATTTGTGCATGCCATATGACTTCGTTTTAGAAACTCAACACTATCTTCTGGTTTTTTAGTTCTTGTTACGGTGTGAAAGATAAACTCACTTTGTGTGTCTAGTCTATCTGCGTCTACTTGATCAGTATCAGTAATCCAGTTGTAAGTAATAGGAATGTCGTTGTCAACATCATTTGTTACTTCACTTGCATAATAATACTTTTCTCTTAAGGCTATAAGTCTTGGTTGTCCGGATATACGTTGTGTTGCCGCTCTGTATTCATCAATACTAATTCCGGGCAGTGCTTGTTCACCAGTATCGTATAATTTACTTAGTCCGTAAAAGTGTTCAATACTAGTAACATTATTAGTTACGTCAAGTAACCTGTTAATCCAAAGATCCGAAGCGGCTTCGGCTACGTTTAAACCGTCTATACATATAGTGTTAGGATCTACCAAACTATTTTCTAACGTAAAAGTACAAAATAGCGGCTTATCATTGTCTGCACACAATTTAACAACATCTTTGTCTTCGTAAATAGGATCTGTACAAATGACAATATCGGCTGCCTTTACTACATCTTCTACTTTAAGATAGTCGTTTAATGTATAGATAAGTGAACTCTTAAAATAATACTCACCAAAAATATTGACTTTGATAGAGCCCGGAAGTTTTATCTCGTTTGCTTCAAGTAAACTTCTTATTGCATATGTTTCTGTTCCGTTACCGATAATGTGTATATTAAGCATTTGGCACTCTCTCCAACACATGGTCATAGAAACTATCTACTTGTCCACCAAATTGTCCTTTAAGTAAACCAATTGCTTCCTTACAGTAATTCCATTGTTGCTTCTCTAGATTTTCTATAAGATTTTCGTGTAAATTAGTAAACTGCTCAAGTGTTGACATGCTTTCAAGACTGAGCTTTCCTGTATCGATAACTGTATATAATGTTACCGGATCCTTGTTATCTGGATATTTGATTGTGTCAAGTGTAAGCACTGTGTACTTAACTTTTAGTGCATCTGCTTTTTCTTTACCATGAACAATAAACATAAAGTTCCTCATTGAATTAACTACTATTACTTATGCTTTTAATTTGAGTATAAATAATTTTATATATACTTTATAATACTATCATCTTCCACCAAAGTCAAGAGAATTAATGACAACCATACTATTTTTACTATTAATTAAACATGCAATCGCTGACTTAGGCTTACAAGGATATATTAAAGGATCAACTAAAAGAGATTACTTTGGCAAGAAACTTTGGTTGCATAGTACACACCACGGCATAGGCACTTTCCTTGTACTAATTTTATTTACTGATGTTACTACTGCAATGCTGATTGCATTGCTAGATATATTTTTACATTGGCAAATAGACTACTGTAAGACATGGCTTATACACAAGTTAAATTACAATAATACCATGCGACAGTTTTGGTGGGTACAAGCAGGAGATCAAGCCGCTCATTATAGTTGCTACTTTTTATTTGTAGGTTTACTTGGTTGGGTTGCAATCTGACGTGCCATGTAAGACTTTATGGTTGTCTTTTTTACTGCTGGTGCAGACTGTTTTTCCCAACCTAAGTTAATTTCTACTACTTTTTTATTTGTATTTTTCATACAAATACTTATCTAGTTAGCAAGAGGGTTATCTAAAGCTCTTTGTAAACGTTTATTAAGACGTAACTCAAGTTCTTTCATATCTCTTTTAACTTGTGCAGTAATATCATCACTACGTTGTGTTGACTGCTCTTTTAAACGATTTGCTGATTGATTATAATCATTTTGTAGTGCATCTCTTTTGTTCTCAAAACGTTCTTCAGCATTTTGTATAATACCACGTTGTATCTCTTCTGACTTACGAAGTTTATCTTCCATACGATCTACTTGTTTTTCAATGCCTAATATGTCATCTCTTAAACCAGTTTTAATATCACGTGTATAATCTATTGCTTGTTCAAGTTTAATATCAAGTTGCTTATTTCGTGCCTCTATTGCATCAGTGTCGATAGTTTGAATAATTGCTTTCATATCCATATAGTCTTTGTAGAATTCAAATCCTGCCCAAAGACCACCACCTACAGTAGTTAATGCAGTTAATACAAGAAATATTTTACCGCCTTTAAACTTAACACCTGCTATTTCCATTTCAGTTTGTTGTGTCATTGTGTTAACCTTTCGTATTGCATATCTATCATTTTTTCATGTAGAATTTGTTGTGCTAGTCCGTTCCTTAATCCTCTTTGATTTTCTGGAACCTTTTCATCTAAATAAATTGCTTCGGGTTGATAAAAATTTACGCCCGGTATTGCTACTTTTCCGTATGCATTAAAGCCAGGAACAAAGTTAATCAATGCGGCTATTTGTGCTTGTAATGCCTGTTGATTTTCTAAACTTTGTGCTTTGCCCATTGTAACGGCTAATAGTGCCAGTTTCTTTTTGATGATTTCTCTCATCTTTTTATTCTTAGCCTTTTTCTTTTCTGTTTTGCTAAGTTTTACTACTTTCTTTGTGGCAGGCTTTTTTACAGTTTTCTTAACTATAACAGGAGCCTTCTTCTCTTCTTTTTCTTCTACTACCTCTTCTTCTGAACCATCTTCATCTATTACAATTTCTTCAGTTGTTTCTTCTTTAGATTCATTAATCTGATCACCTCTTGGATCACCTTCTGATTCAGATTCTGTTTGTTCTTCAACTACAACTTCTTCTGTTGTTTCTTCTGTTATTTCTTCAACCGGTTCTACTATTACTTCAGTAGTGTTTTCTTCAGTAGTAGAAGTTGATATCTCTGCTTCTGCTACTTCTATGTTTGCAATTTCATTTTCTAATTCTTGTTCTAATGTAATTTCAACCGGTGTTACTTCTACTTCAACGGGCACTACAACTACAACAACCGGTGCTGGTGCGGGTGCAGGTGCTGGAGGTAAGATAATCATATCTGGTATTTCAACCGGTAATGCTATAACACTATCAACAATACTATCTCCTGTACCTGTACCGTCATCTACTATAGTTCCTGGGTCTGTTTCAATTATTGGTTCAATGTATCCAGTACAAGTTTCATCATATTGCGGATTGTACATACATTGTTGTTCTAAATATGCAACGTCGTATCCTGTACATCTAATATCGTATAATGCACTTGCATCACATTGTGCTTCAAAATGTCCTGTACAAGCCGCATCATATAGTGGGCTTGCCTTACATTGTTGATTAAAATATGCAGTTGCATAACCATCACATCCACTATCGTATAATGGGTTAGCAGTACATTGTTGTGTGTAATATGCGGCTGCATAACCATCGCACCCACTATCGTATAATGGGTTAGCAGTACATTGTTGAGTATAATATGCAGCCGCGTACCCATCACATCCACTGTCGTAAAGGGGGTTTTGCGTACATTGTTGTGTGTAATATGCGGCTGCATAACCATCACAGCCACTATCGTATAGTGGATCTGCGGTACACTGTTGAGTATAATAAGCCGAGGCGTATCCTGGGCAACCACTGTCGTATAACGGATCGGCAGTACATTGCTGGTTAAAATATGCAGTTGCATAACCAGGACATCCTGCATCATAAAGTGCATTGGCGGCACAACTTTGATTGTATTCGTATTGTGCATATGCTTCTGAATAACCAGGACAACTTGGATCATATAATGCAGTATCATTACATGGGTTTGCTCTATAAGTAAACCAAGTTTTGAAATCTTTTATAATAGGACCATAGTAACCGTCCCAATTACCTTTGTCGTATCCACTTATTCTAAAACGCACATCTCCAACAGCATTTGGTGTGCGTATTGTTCCTGTTTTATCTATGTGATTATATATTTCTATATTGTCTTCGTGTATCTGCCAGTATGTAGAACCTTCTTTGACTTCATTAAAACTGTGAGCATTTTCATTTTGCCAATCATACCACCTGTCCATTGTCCAAGTTTTAGTTTCAACTACATTTCCACTGCTATCAGTTAGTTCTACAACTACAACTAACTCATCCCAATAAGTATCATCTGTAACTGCACCTGTTGTTGTGTTTACTCTGTCACTAATATTTTGACTACAAAACTGGTTAGGTGCATTAAAACAATGAATATACTTCCATTGATAATGAACTTTATCTATACTAACGCCTGTACCTTGTAATGCTTGATTAATTGCATATGTTACTGCGAATGTATTAACACACTCACCAAAACGTATGGTACTTCCTGATCCATATACATATGCACTAGAGGTACCAGACGGACATCCATTTGTTGGTGACCCAATAGTACCATCATTTAGATTAATACTATTTGGATTAGTTGTTACTGGATTGGTCGGCGAGGCTGTTTGAGCTAAACTATTAAAGGAGAAGCAAAAGTAACAAAACACTACCAACGCCCATAGCGGCGCCTTTAAGTTTATCATTGTTAGCATTATCCTTTTCCGATGTCGGCTTTAGTTCAGGCTTAGCGTCCCATTCTTTTTGAGCTTCTTCACCAATCTTACCTAAGAACGGACAAGGTGTTCCTGCCATTTCCATTGCAGTAAAGATACGCTCATCTTGACACATAACACTAACTGCGGCAACTTTCATGCCCATGTCATATATTGTCTTTGCTAACTTTAATCTTTCACAGTTCATATCTCTAACTGTTGAACCACCTGATATTCCTAATATTTGTGTTTGCACGGCCCCGGCAATACCTACTGTACATAGGTCACTATTACTATTATTCATACTTGGTGATATCGCACTCGGTGGCGGACTCTTAACTGTTGTTTTTGTCTTTCCAGTTGTAGTAACTGTACTATTAGACGTGCTATCCGTGACAATAGGATCTGCAGCCATAGCCGTGGCGACTGAAAAGTAAAGTAGTATTGCAATAAAAAATCGTAATGTCACGATTGTTCTCCCCTTCAAACTAAATACATGTGTATTTATGCAACTGTAAATATTTTTACACCTAATAATCGACATTTGAGGTCAAATTATGAGTAAAGAACGCACAGAGCAAGATTGGATTTGGGAGCAACTTGAATATTTCAACGACGTTAACCCTGTTGAGGGTCTCGCGGATGAAGTTGTTAAACTTGAAGTTGTCCGAATTAGAGAAGCACTTGATCAATGCAATTATAATAGAACACACGCGGCAAAAAGTTTAGGCATCGGACGTACTTTATTAATACATAAGATTAAAAAATACGAGATAGACAAAGAAACTCACGTTTCTGCCTAATATATGCTTACCCCTGACGGATTAACTCGGCGTGGCTCACACACCGCAGTATATTTCATTGTCTTGGGCTCATCTTCACCTGCAGTTCTATTTGGTACAGCTGGTTGTTTAGTTATCCTTTCAGCAAAATACTTACATCTATCAACGTCATAGAAGTACATATCTTGATTAATTATTTTTTGTCCTAAGTAAACAATTAGTAAAAACGTATGGGTCATCTTCTCTTTTTCCCTTTGTTTTGTTCTTCTAGTCTTAATCTTTCGGCTTCCCACGCTTCTTTTCGTAGTGTGTCGATGTCATTGTCCTTCTGAAACTTAGGCTTCTCGCGTAATGTTAGCTGTGCATTGAACTTTTCTCTAACTGGACCTGGGTCCTGGGAGTTTGTAATAAGCATTGTAATTGCTCTGTATCCATCTCCCATGAATACTAATCGGCCATCTTTGTATAACATTGCTTTGTTTGTATTACTAAGATCTAATACAAAATTTTCATGACCATACATTATAAACCTTCTATTTCTTTATTGAGTTCAAACTATCAACAATATCGTCGATATTTGGCTCTTTAGTCCAAGGATTGTATACACATTTGTATTGCTTTGGACAGTTCTTTTCAAACATTAATTCGTATGTTTTATTACCACCTTGGTATATACAAGCCTGACCACCACTTCTTGATTGTACAATTTTCTTTAACCTGCATGTGGTGTACTTCTTTTCTACTCTTGATCCTCTTTGTATCTGTTGTTGCCTTGTATAAGGCTTAGGGCTTCCGTATATCTTTGCTTTTGACGTAAAGTTTTTACCTTTACTATCTGCAGGTAATACTGGTATAATAACAGACATTATAAAAACTAATATATAAGACATCACCAAGTTCTTGGATGCCCTGCTATATCAATCATCATTATTGAACCACCTACTACTAATCCGCCAATAGCAAGTACTAGTGCTATAAGTCCTATTGCATTAAATATTTCTCTACGACGCTCTTCTTGAGCATAAACCTGTTTTTGTCTATCTTTACGAATTGTTGCTTGTAGTTGTAGAATCTCATTCCAACTACCAGGACCATGAACCATATTAACATATTGTCTAAGTTCCTGTTCCATTGCCTCTGCTTTCTTCTTAGCCGCAAAGATATTCATTGCTTCTTCTTCAATTGAAGAACCTGCAAATATCTTTTTAAACAATGGTGGTTTTTTATTCATCTTCGCAGCCTGATCAATATCAGATACTGCACCCATCCATCTGCCTACGTCACCGTACATAGACTCAATGTCGCGTCCAACCTCAAATCCTTTTTTGATCGTGTTGAATGCTGTTGTAGCCATGGCTATGGCACTGATCGGATCAATCATAGTATGCTTATCCCCCTTAAAACTTACAGTTGTATTTAAAGGAAATATATCAAAAAATAACCGGTAGTTTAATGATAAAAAAAGACCCTTACGGGTCTTTAATTAAGTAGATCAGGACAACCAGTCGTGTTCATCTTCAGTGTAGGGCCACATTTTAAATCTCCTAAAAGTCTACTACATCGTCAGTGTAGGCCTTTAAAATTCTCCTAAGAGTTTTTTAAATTTCTTTTTAGACTTACCAAGTACTCTAACTTTTTTAATTTTGTCTAAGTTAGATAAATCGTTACCTACTATTACTACACCAATCATACCCATTGCTTTATGCGGGGTGCATTGGTATAAGTAAATTCCTGCTTTTTCAAAAGTATAACTATATTCTTTACTAAGTTTACTTTTCTTTATTTTCTTCATTCCTTCTGGTATACCAATGAATTCAACATTATGTCCTTTTGACTTTGGTAACCATGTTACTGTGTCACCAATATCTACTTTGACTATGTCCTGTGAGTACACCATCTTTTCACCATCTGCTCTTTTATTGAGCATATCAAGTGAGATGTCATCAGCAAATGCTACACCGTATGTAAACATTGCTATGAATATTGCAAGATAAATTTGTATATACTTCATTATTTTCCTTTTTAAAAGTCTACGTCTTTTCCGTTAATATTATAAGTGCCGTTTGAAAAGCCCTTATCCATTTTTTCTTTATCAGTCATACCATCTGAATCTATACGTTTGTTAGGATCTTGTTTCATCTTCTTCGATGAATCTCCTTTCATATAAGTATTTTCTGGATGATAATTACTGAATATGTCTTTCCATAATTGTTTCAGTTCTTTAACCATTTTAGTATTTTACATTCCTGCGTAAGTTGCCACATTAAGATAAAAAGTTAAAGTTAGTATGCCAAACATTACTGTTAATGTTACCACTGATGGCACATATGATCTAATAACTTTTGCCATTATTTAGTCTCCTCGCCAATCGATAACATTAATGCTTTTGCTTCTGCATGATATCCCATTGCGGATAACTGAGATGCTGCTCTTGCCGTTCCTGCAGTTTCACAAACGTTTACAAATTTGTTAAGTGCAAGATCAATTTTTTCACATATAAAACAATATGATGCTGTAATTGTTGTCATTTTATAATCCAAACCTTCCGTGTGTTGTATGTAATCTTTTCATACGATGCTCTAAATCACATAGGTCTGTAGATTCTGCAAGGTATTTTTCTGTGGCACTTCTCGAATCAAACATGTTACGAAACATTGCCACAAGATTTTTAGATAGCGTTCTAGCCATTTTTTTCTCCTGTTAATATGTTATATGCTTGAGGAAAGCAATACCCCGGTCTTTTCCGGCGTCAGTAGTCTTTGCTACTGTCAGTCTGTTGTTTGGCGTAGCCACCGCCCTAGTCTTTCCTAGTGCCATCCATTTTTAATGAGCTGGAAGTCGCTCGTTCTTTTAACACATCTATTTATACAATAGGACAGTGATTTTGCCCTATTTTTTTGTAAAAACAGTCTTGCTCAAAGAGCACTAATAGGTTAATTTGTAACATCATTGTGCTTTTTTAAGCATTAATGTTATATTAGCATAAAACCCACGGTAAGTCAAGCAATAAAAAAGGTGCGTTAATTTAACGCACCCTAGTTACAAAATATTTTTTACTTTTAGTTGTTTTCAAATACTCTATTATGTGTATCTGGACACATAACAAAAGTTGCACACTTGCTTAATTGCTTTAGTTTTAAAGCGCCTACATAGGTGCAAGTGCTACGAATACCACCTAGTATATCATTAACTGTTGTTTCAACTGGTCCTCTATAAGGTACCATTACATCTCTACCTTCACTACTACGATATTCTTGTAATCCACCAAAGTGCTTGTCGTTTGCGGCTTTACTACTCATGCCATAAAACTGTACATACTGTTTTTGTTCGTAATGTGGCATATAGTTGCCATTATCTAATAGTGTTGCTTCACCACTTGCAAAGTGCCGGGTATAAACTTCTCCCCCACCTTCATCGTGCCCTGCGAGCATTCCTCCCAACATAACGAAGTCTGCCCCACCCGCAAATGCTTTGGCCACGTCTCCGGGAGTACTGCAACCGCCATCAGCAATAATATGACCACCAAGACCATGAGCTGCATCTGCACACTCAATGACCGCAGATAGTTGAGGGTAGCCCACTCCTGTTTGTAAACGAGTAGTACAAACACTACCAGGGCCGATACCAACTTTAACAATATCTGCTCCACTAAGAATTAACTCCTGTGTCTGATCACCTGTTACTACATTACCTGCAATAATAACAATGTCATTATATTGTGCTCTTAACTGTTTGATGAAACCAGCAAATCGTGTGCTATATCCATTAGCAACATCTACACAGACATATTTAACCGTTCTGGAGGTTTTTTCCATTACTTCATTAAATTTTTCTAAGTCAGTTGGCATAATACCCATACTATATGCAACATTCTCAATACGTCTATCTAGTGTATCAAAGTCATCAGGATCAAAGAATTTAATAAGTTCATCAACTGTATACGACTTTACTAAACAAGTAAACAAACCCATTTTGCTTAACTTATCAGCCATCTCAAATGTAGCAACTCCGTCCATGTTTGAAGCCATAATTGGAATACCTTCATAGTGATTTTCTCCTTCATTAAGATGTTGTATAAATGAAGTGTCTGGGCTATAATGACGAAAGTTGTAACGTCTTGTTAGTTTAACATCTTTACGACTTCCTAACGTACTTCGTTTTGGCCTAATTAATACATTACTATAATCTAATTTTAAATCTGTTTCTATTCTCATTATTATACTCCGACTAATCCTGTTACCAAATTCATTGCGACTGCTGTACCACTAATTGCAGAACCAATCATAATAGCTCTGTCTCCCCAAACCATACCAACGTAAATCCAACATAATGCACTAAAGATATATGCAATTTGTCCATATTGTAACAATCCTGAACTAATAAGAAATACACCACCAACTGCTAAAAAAGTTGCAGTCCACTTTACATACCAGTCAATAGTACCTGTTGGTGTAGTAGGTTTAACTACATCAAACTCTTCTTGTAATTCGTTGAGCTCTTGTTGTAAACGTTTCTTTTCTTTAGACAACTCCATAGCAAGAGCGCCTGCTTTACTCATAGTACGTTCTGTAGTTGTTACTTCTTCAGTCATAACCTAGTCCTTATGTAAATAGGCTTGATACACTTTCTTCGTTTGTAATACGTCTTAGTGCTTCACCAATTAGTTGTGCAACACTTACTTGTCTTGTTTTTTTACAATTTTTTGGGCAACGATCTGCAATAGTATCTGTTACTACTAATTCTTCTAAAACACTTTTTTCTACTTTTTGACATGCCTCGTTTGATAGTACTCCGTGAGTAATATAAGCACGAACACTTACTGCACCAGCATCCATAATTGCTTTTGCGGCATTACATAATGTGCCACCACTATCAACAATGTCATCTACTAGGATAGCATGTTTGCCTTGTACTTCACCAATCAAGTTCATAACTTCGCTTTTACCTGCTTCGGGTCTACGTTTATCTACAATAGCAATATCACCATTAAACATGTCAGCAAACTTACGGGCTCTAACAACACCACCTGCATCAGGTGATACAAATACTGTGCCTACTTGTTCAATGTCAGGATCATCAATAATACCAATAGTACGTTTAATGTCTTTTGCAAATACTGTTCTACTTGTTAAGTCATCAACTGGAATATCAAAAAATCCTTGTATCTGTCCAGCATGTAAATCCATTGTAAGTACTCTATCTGCACCTGCTACTGTAATTAAGTTAGCAACTAGTTTTGCAGTAATAGGTGTACGACTTGCACTTTTACGATCTTGTCTTGCATAACCAAAATATGGAATAACAGCAGTAATACGACTTGCACTACTACGTTTTGCAGCATCAATCATTATCATAAGTTCCATTAAACTATCGTTGACAGGATTACTTGTACTTTGAATAATAAAAACATCTTCACCTCGAATGTTTTCTAAAAATTCTACACTACACTCGCCATCAGCAAAAGTACTGATTTTAGCCGGCACTAAACTCGCAAAGCAGTGATCTGCAATACTTGTTGCTAATTCAGGATTAGCATTTCCTGTAATGATTTTCATATTCAAAGGTTTTCCTCTTCTATTGTGATTGATTGTCGCACACACGTTGTCGTAAACCACTACTGCTAAATCTGTGGTCACGTTTGTTAAAGTGTAAGTCTATGTCTCTTTTACGACATACATCCTTACCTGTAAAATCTTTATCTCTATACTCGTCACCAAGAAATCTTACGTCTATTTGAAATAGTTCCAATATATCAATTACGTCTTCTTCTGTTTGGTAAGGTACAATCTCGTCAACAAACTTCAATGCATTAAGTTGTGCATATCGTTCTACCATTGTTTGTATTGGTTTGTTTTTTGTATCAGGTCTATCTATTGTTGGATCGCTTTGTAATCCAACAATTAAGTAATCACAATATGTTTTTGCTTCACGAAGCATACCTATATGCCCTGCATGAAGTAAATCAAATGTACTAAAAGTTATTCCAACCTTCAATGGTTTCTCTTTCCATCAAACACACATACAAAGTAACAACCTTCTGGACCTGCATGAACACGATGAAATACATCATCTTCAATTAATACAATGTCTCCAACACCTACTTGAAAAGTAGCATCATCTAAATCCATTGTTCCGCTACCTCTTACAAAGTGGTATATTTCTTCTTGTCCGGCATGTCTATGCCCATTAGTTGATTTGTTAGGGTGTAGTTCAGTACTACTCAACACTAAATTATTAAGTAGTTTATTGTCTCGTAAGAGATAAGTTTCGTTATCTTTAATTATCTCTCCGCCGATGTTGTTGATATTATCTAATATCATTACTTAAATCTAAGTCTATGGACATAACCGTCAACTGTAAATTCTATTGTACTATGGCTATACACAGTTTGTTTTGTTTCGTTATAACGTGTTTCAACTTCGCAAACTGTTTTAGTTCCGCCTGTTGCATTACTATTCTGATTACCTATAAGTCCACCAATAATCGCACCAACGGCTCCGCCATTGTCTACGTTCTTAGTAACATTGTTTCCAATGATACCACCAATGATTGCACCTTTAAGTGTATCACCTGTTTTATCGCCACTTACTGCAACTTTCCTGCATACTTCAACAGTATAAGGATTTTGAGTAATTACTTCTTTGTAATGCTTAGTAACTTTACCTGCAACTTCACTTGCACTAGCAATACCGCTTAACGAAATAAAAAATGCAGTTGTCCATACTAAAACACATGTATGGAATAATTTTTCCCAATAGTTCATTATTGTCTCCTAGTTTATATACTATTAATATAGCAGAGAAATATGGTTTTGTCAACCGTTATTTTGGATTGTTTGTTTAGGCGTCTTCTTCAATGCGAACTTCTAACGGATAACCATCAGTTCTAGCCGCTAGTGTAACTTCAATACCTTTTTGTTCAGCAAGTTCATAAGGATATGTTGCAACTACTGCCGCTCCATCTTCATGTATTTTTAAAGTCATTTCCATTGCACCATCTTCGTTATAACCAAAGAAGTTAGTAAGTACTTCAAGTACAAATTCCATTGTTGTTATCTCGTCATTGAGTATAATAACTTTCCACAAGTTAGGTTCTTTGAACTCTATCTTTGTTTCAGTTTTGACTATTTCTTTTGTATCTGTCATTTAGTTTTTTCTCAAATGTTTTGGTACGGGCAAATCATGTATAACAAGTTCATATTCTCCAGGAGTTCCTCCTCTGAGTTTATTTTTCATTTTCTTAAACTCACCTTCTTGAGGTATTCCACCTTTTGCTTTTTGTTTGCTATTGTTCAATTGCTTTCTTGTGTTCTTATTATTATCTATAGTATAAAGCCTACTTCCGTCTTTGTCAACCACTAATAAGTCTATTTTATCACCTGATTCAATATGATGTATGTACATAAACTTACCTTGTGGCATTGCATAGTACGGTCGACCCATTGTCTTTTCTAAATCAAACATCACCCAACTTAAACATGCTAACATAACAGGTACTAGTAGTGTTGTTACTTTCCAATTAACTCTTAGATACATTAAAGTTAATAAGAAGATTATTATAAAAGGCCATCCTACGATATGATAAAACCATTGATCAAAAAACTCAATATTAAACATTATGGTATCCTTGTGTTAGCAGGTGGTAGTTCGTTATTACTAGGTCTGTTTAAACTGTGGTCATATTCTTGTGTAAGTCTTCCAACTACTAGTTGTCTTTCACAATTTTGTACATCAGATATCTTTTGTGTCTGATTAATAGTAAACTTCCATATACATATTTCTTGTCCACTTTGTATAAGTGTAATTCTTCTGTTTGCTTTGTCACGATACGGATCAAGTGTTTTTAATGAAACATCAACATCTTTAGCACCTTCATTACGAAGATTATATGCATGTATAGTAACATAATAATCACCTGGTATCAAACCTTGTATATGTATTGTTTCACTGTTTATAGGAGAAACAACTCTTTGGCCGTTGACCCATATTGCATCATTGCTTTCACCTAAGTCATCTTTTTCTAAGTGAGCACCAGGAATTGTTTTATTTTGGAAACTCATTACATTTCCATTAGGATCTTCCATCCAGAGATCAATATCTGCATTACTATTGTCTTCCCAAGTTGCATTAATAAGAACTTTATCAGGAGGGGTAATAACACCCTTTTTTGCTATTGGGTTAATTAACAAATAAGCAATAAAAAACAGAAATACAAACCCTACTAATAAATTAAATAGCAGATCTATAAATCCAAAACTGCTACTATATTTGGGATTGTTCCTTATCATTGTTTCCTGTCTCTATCAATACTAATTGTGTTTTTAAGTGTAAGCTCGATGCTAGTCCAACTAACGTAGTGCTTAAGGCGGTACTCATTCCCACTGCCATATACGTTAATGCTTCTGTTAAACTTTCCGTACTTTTTACATCGATATCTGCAAATGCTGAAAATAGCATCATTAAGAATCCACTTACTGTACCAATTAAGCCAAGAGTTATGCAACTCTCACTGCTAAACCATAATACGTCAAGATTAAACATTGTTGGTTTTAGTATGTACCCTAGTACACTGATTGAACTCACTAGCCAAATTGCTAGGATAAGAAAACTGATTTTTGTTTTGTCGGCACTCCATAGTGCTTGCCACATGTCAAACATGTACAACACGAAGAAAGAGAAAAAGGTAAAACTCAAGAGGATCACCCACTTAAAGAAAATGTTTTGTTTCATAATATAAGTACCAAATAATGTGAAGGGAAAGAACCCTTCACATCTATTTATCATCAAGTCGATTACTTGAATGTACTACTAATTTATTTCAATAGTTTTTGGCTTCATTGCGTCTGGAATAATTTTTTCTAAGTGAATACTTAAAATTCCATTATTCAAACTAGCATCCTTTACTTCAACGAAATCAGCAAGATTAAACGTTCTAGTAAAGTTACGATTTGCGAGCCCTTTGTGTAGGTACTCATATCCATCTGCTTCATCTAAACCATCAACATCTTCTTTAGTTTGGGCACCGGTTACAGTTAATGTACCGTTTTCCATAGTAATAGCAATATCTGGTTTTAAGAAACCAGCGGCTGCAATCTCAATAAAGTAGTGTTCATCATCTTTACGGATAATGTTATATGGTGGATAATTTTGTTGTGATGCCGCTTCCATGTTACTTGAAATTCTATCAAAAAGTTGATTGAATCCAATTGAGTTGCGGTAGAATGGATTTAAGTCCAGTGAGGTAATTCTTGTCATTTTAGTTCTCCTTATAATAAGCAAGATTTATATTTTGGAACCCATTTAGGCGTTCCGGTTACAATAGCACAAACCATTTGTACTATATGCATTATATACATATTTATCTCAAAAGTCAAGAAATATATGTAAAATTAACTATTTTCAATTTGTTGTTTTTTCTTTAACCAACGTTTTCTACCTGCCTTTTTAGCAAGTCTACGTTGTTCACTTGGCTTCACAAAGTACTGCTTTTCTCGATAGTCTTGTAGTATACCTTCATTGTTAACTTTTTTCTTTAATTTACGAATTGCTTTTGCAACGTCGTTGTTTATTACGGTTACTGTTAATCCATCACCAAAATTGGCTTCATTCTTTTTACTATCAAATTTGCGATTATACGCCATGCTTTGTGTTTTCCTCTTCTTGTTCCAAATGTTTAATATATGCAGTTAATATGCTTATCGAGTATTTAGCATTAACTTTCTCTGCACTTTGTATATTATGCCAAACATTTGGTCTTCCAAGAATCCAGCCTAAATATAAGTGAGCTTGTTTTGTACAACTATTTATAAATGTAAAATTACTTGCATTTACTGTTGATGCAATCCAATCAAAATCAGTAGTATCATGTGTTACACAATGAATACTAACTCTTCCTTTAAATCGCTCAATAATGTCTAGTAGCTCAACTGCTGATGGTGTATCAGCAACTAGACATATTTTGTAATCACTGTTGTGATCAAAATCCGGATAGGTAACTAAATTTACTTCTGACATATTAGCCTTTTGATAAAAATTCTGTCATTTCTTGTTTTTCTTGATCAGTAAGATCTTCTAGTTCAGTTTCACCTTTAGCAACTGCTTCTACTAAGTGTCTAACATATTCTTCTGTTAAGTAACTGTCTGTGCCGTTTTTATCAACATCAATCCATTTCTTACCATTGTACTTGTACAATGAGTGTGGAAACACATCTGTTTTAGTAAACAACTGACCGTTCTTTGGACTATCTGGAAAAGTACTACCAAAAGCCGCTGGCGGAATCTCGTCATCATCGTCATCATCATCTGCTATTGGCATAAGTTTTTCTGCCAATGGCTTTTCAACTAACTTGTACTTTTTATTTAGACGTTCCATTGCGGCATCACGTGCTTTAATTTGTTTGTCTAATTCCTTTGCTTCTGCTTCTTTTTCTTTACGAAGTGCATCTGCGGCTTTAATCTTAGTTTCATCTTCAACAATTTTTTCAACTTCGACTTCAACTTCTTTTATCTCAGGCTCTTTGTTTTCAAGTTCCTTAATAGTTGCTTTCAATTCTTTTATTGTTTGCTTATGTGTTTTAATTTCTTCTTTGTTTTCACCAATGTCTTCTGTGAGCCCATCAATAATAGCACCAAACTTGTCTTTGTTTTTTTCTAAAAGTTTTTCAAGTTCTTCTACTGCTTTATCTTTGTCAGCATTAACTGTTTCAATAGCACTTTCAAGTTCAGTGATACGACCATCTTTGTCCTCACCTTCTTGTGTAAGTCTATCGAGCTCTGCTTCAAGTTTTTGTAAAAACTCATTATACTCTTCTATTTTCATTTCTAGTTCCTTAATCCGTATAGTTTTGGCTTCCGGGCCGTGCTTTTCTTCTCTTATCCATCTAATTTGCATACTGGCGGCTAATACCAGCATAATGGCAAGTGGGTCAAAAACTGCAACAATAATTATAATAACCCAACGTACTGCCGCTTCTAATAAGTTACGGTCAGCATCTTCCCCATAGATAAATTCTGCAATGTATTTGATTGGTCCAACTTCTGCTTCAAGTTGTCTGTAACTACTTTCTATAGCAGTTTTGTCTTTTCTATACCCATCAACTACTTTTTGTTCTGCTAATACAAGATTCTCAAGTTCATTTACTCTACCATCTATATTATCTGTCTTTGTATTAGTTTGATTTCTTAAATCGTCAATTCTATCTGCTATTGCTTTTACTTGACCGGAATACTTTTTATCTATTGCGTCAAGTTGGTCTTTTAGAACACCTTGTATTTTTCTAATTTCACGTTGTGCAGAAGCGGCCACACCTACTTCGTTTTTCTTTTCTTGATCAATTTCTTTTGCTTTTTTTTGACTACTAAAACTGTTTTGATACTTTAGCTCAATATTTTTAATATTGTCTTCTTTACGTTGACGAGCTTGACTGATACGATCGTTTTGTAGTTGTATATTTTTATCGGCTTGCTTTCTTGCATCACTTTTTTCTTTGTCAATACGAGCATATAAATTATCTAGTATCTTTTGTTCTTTATCAACTAATGTGTCTACTCTTGTATTTGTACCTGTACTAAGTCTTTCAACTTCTTGTAACCATCTATCAATCTTGCTATTAGATCTTTCAATATTTCCTTTGATAACTTCAATCTTTGCAACTTGATCTTGTGATTGTGCTGTTTGTTGAATATGACTTTTACTGAGGAATCCAAAGATACCCATGCTTGTAATAAACATTAATATGAATACTGCTGAACTAAGATATGTCCTAGTTAAGAGTGGTGCTTTTTTCCAGAAGGTGTGTAACCAAACTGTACTGACAATTTTACCTACCTCAAGTACTGCACCCATAAGAATAATAGGCATTACTGCGGCGGCAAAAATTGCGGCTAGTCCAACGATACTATAATAGGCGGCAATCGCCGATATAGATAACGCGACTAGTAATGTGAGAATCGCGAATAACATATACTATATTTAACACATTTTTATACCAAAAGTCAACCTAATTCGTAAAAAAACAGGCATTAGCCTGTTTAATATTACTTTTTTAGTTTTTGATATATTACTTCGTCTATTTCTGTAATATTGTAGTTTCTTAAATATGTGTACTGATCGAGTTTTTGTTGCTCAGTTGGTTTTACTTTTTCGTTCACACAATATGTGTGTGTTAAACCGCTCGTCCATGTAACATCAATCTGAAAGTATTTCATTGCTATTACACCTTTGTGTTTTTGAGTGTCAAACTTAACTTGGTGACATTTTCTTCTATACTACTAATTATCTTCTTTTGACTAATATCCAATAAAAAAGCCGGGTTTTTGCCCCGGCTAAATCACGTCATAACCTGGTTTAATTAGTCCCATCTATAAAAAATGTGCCTATCAATTTTTCCAATTAATGTTAAGTGATGTCTCCAATCCGGCTTTACATAGTCTGCATGGTAGTGTGTTGCACCTTCAACAAGTCCTTTATACTGGTTAAGTACTAACGTATACAATGCAACTTCTTGTGCTTGTTTCCAACCAATCCTTGCATTACGTGGTATAGTATCATCTTTACCATCACAGTACCAACTAAATTGACACTTGTTTCTTATTGGATAAAATTCTGCATCACTAGGATCTTCAGTTTGTCTTGTTTTCCAACTTTCTGTAGTCGGTCCTTGTTTTATAACGTCACAAACATTATTTGGATATCTACTGTCTTTTACTCTGTTAAGTGTTACAAGTGCAACTGCAACCTTACCCATATAACTCTCAGTACCTGCTTCAAAGAATATGTTTTGTGCTAAACAAAACAGTTCAGGATCTTTGTTGTTATATGTATAGTCTGATCCTTTTGGTTCTGCTACTGCACTAAGTGACCAAAAAAATGTTATTATGAAAATAAAAAAACGCATGTATGTCTCCAAAAGTATTAATTACTTGTTAACAATACAACAAATTTAAAAATCTGTCAACCTTTTTAATTAGGCGTTGTTGTATCTAAGTGTATTTTTA